GGATATGGTTGGCGGTCCTACAATGTCTCAGGCCGCGTTTGTTACTACCATTATAGGTCTTGCTACTCCTTTATTTGCGTTCTATGTATCAACCGGTAAAAAATGGGGTGATAAGTAATACTACCGGTTTGCTAACATAGGGACAAAATCATCAGCCTTATCACGAATTTTTTCCAACTCATTCCTTGTACAATATTGTAAAAATTTTACATGGTTGTATCTTCCTTTACTAGCCTTCGCAGCTACAACCGCACGTACCATTTCTTTTAGAATAACCCTAGGCTGTTTCCGTAAATCCATTAAAACCTCATTTTCGTGAAACAACTCCCTCGTTTTATATTTCACATCCCCATATTCACCATCGGATAGTTTTTCTAGTTGTTTGAACTCATGGTTCATAATATTTTCAAATAAAAACGGGTCACTAAGTGCTTTAAGTATTTTAACTCTAAACAATCGTGGATAGCTGGATTGTATATTATCGTTCGTCTTCGTTTCCCCGCGAATACATTTCTCAAACATAAAGGCGTCTGGACAACCATTCCACTCATCTAATGTGCGTGCTTTCCCCTTTGCTGGATCTATGACTTGGACGTTCACGTAACGTAATAATTGCATCATGTCCTTATCACCGGAAATGATTATGTTTTCCTCATCACGGTGCATCTGTACATAAGCTGCCATTAAATCATCACCTTCCAACAAATTACGGCGTAAAACCATTACACCGGTCATTTCTATAAGCATATCAGCAAACTCAGTTATATGTTCATCCAGTAGTTCAAACATACGCAATTCTTTAGGAGTTTTGTCTGCTCTGCGATAACCTTTGTATTTTTTATTAGTTACGCATTTAGAAAGGTCACTCGTATATTCCTTACGCCACGAGGTTGTATCAAACACCATAACCATATTACAGGGGCTGTACTTCCTATAATACATGTTCATTGTAGTAAGTGCGGAGTGAATGCAGAGGCCCACGACTACTTCATCGGGCTCCCCGCTTTTATTGTTGGCGAAAAATGTCCTATATAAGATATTATTTCCATCAAATATCAAATTTGTTTTCATTCAGGGGGCCATTCATTTTCGGGTTCTACGCCCGGGGGATCATCCTTACCACCAACGTCGAACAATTCATCGTAACCCATTTCGGGTAGCTCATCATCGCCCACCCCATTCATCAAATAATCACTAGCTAATGCCTCTTGATCAATATCATGATTCAAGTGTGCCAACCACATTCTAATAGTTTCGTCGTCATTCGCCGCTTTTATACCAGCGGCATTAAGGTATCGAATAAAGGCATCATTCCAATCAAGCTTAACCTTTACCCCCTGTGTGGGGTCAAACCCCATGCTAAGAACGTTACAAAACGGTTCATTACTATCTTCCATCTCGGTACCAATGGTATCAATATAGTCGATAGCTTTCTCTAACTTATCTTGATGGTCTTGGGCTAATTTTACTGTTAGTTCTCTCTCTTGTCTTTTTTGGTTACGAATTAACTCAGCCGCACTCTCTACGACTAATGTTTTAAAATCATCAGTAGACGCAAGCTCCTTCAATTGTCTTGCTTTTTTGTTCTCTGCCGTCTCTGCTAGACGTTCCCACCACTTAATTCCCATATTACACCTCTGGCATTATCAATACATTCATGTTATTAATCGTTACGTGAATAATATCATTCTTGAGTATATTTAGCCTAAATTTTCCACCTAGTGCCGCTAATCTTAATATGGGGACTACTTTTTGTAAGGTGAGGACTAACATTATATTTTCATCTTCATCGTCCCCCACATTCGCGGATAAGCTAGAATCCACATTGAAATTTAAAATATCTCCGGTGTCATCAGAAAATCTAAACTGTATTTGTGAGGTATCACCTGATAGTGTCATAGTCTTACTACGCATGGATGTCATCCCTTGTGTAATGGTCTTGACATCTTCATCCGTAACATCGAAATAGAATCGTGGTGTTAATTTCATCTTCTGTAACAAGTCGTCGGATAAATCCAAAACAGAGCTGGCATGAGCTGCCCTGAACTCGAAATTAACCCTACCCCCATCAAAAAACAACTTCTCAATGATATCGGGATTAGTTGGTCTAGTTATAGCCTCAACTGTGTACTTTTCTAGGGCTTTCAACAACCCAAATTTATGCTTCAGTGCTGGTAGACGAGTAAGCCCCATGCTTTCAAACTCAAATTTAAAATCATCAGTTGCTATAATGAGGATACCATCATCGTCGTTATAACCACGAATCCCCGCCTTGTCAAATATAATACCTTCGATTTTTAATATGGTAGCTAGGTTAGCCGCCTCAAGTATTATATCTATTGTTGGTTTAGATAATATCATCCAAATAATCCCTCTTCAAATTTTAGTTTCTTTTTCGTAGGCACTTTAATTCCCGCCGCCGAAACCATAATTGCCATTGGCTTATCAACCAATCTAACCAGTTGTGCTTTACGATCAATGATAGGATTGAAATGATCTATAAACCACCTAGGAAGTTCCATTATATCCTTTGGTATGGCAATACTTTTAAACTTACCAATCGGTTGAGTTAAATAAAAGACTGCCACCTTATCTCCTGAAATTATTCTCGGACTTTCTTTGTCATTATAACTTTGGATACATTTGTTCCATAGTATAGATGCTCTTACATGCCCGGGTAAATTCAAATCTGGTTCATTAGCATTAAACCGTGCAGTATACTTTTCAAGATTCCTAATACCTATTGGTAGCCCCAACACCCTGATATCAGTTAAGGCAGTTAACTCATCTTTGAAATATACTACTTCTGGACCTATTATATTCCAATCTTCACCTTTAAGCAAGCGTTCAATGAAACTACTTAGTTTATCTTTTACTGGTTTGGGTAATGTAGTCTTTTTAATGGGTACACCCATATACTTCATTTTATCTACAAGTTTACCGTCATCGGCAACTAAATGCAGCATATAGTATTTCTTAGCAGCAAATATACCACGGTCAGCTACAATTTCCTGTGCGGCATTTGTTATGCTACTATGGGCTTCATCACAGTTGAATGCATCTTTCATGAACAGTGGAAATGACTTGTTGATTGTATCACAAACATGGTTTGCTACATCTAACGCATCACCCACATTGTCTTTGTATGTCTTAAAGTAAACACTGTCAGTGTCCCCATATATGATGGAGTCTGCTTCCATATCATAAGACCCACTCAACTCTAAGGCAATCGTACGTGCCATATGGTAAAGAATTTCCCTACCTGAAAGGGTAGTGGACTCGGCAAGTCTAACATCAAAGAATTTAAAGTAATGATTACCGGTGGCACCATACATTGAATTAAGTTGGATTTTCTTAATGTATTGCATTCTGTCGTAATATTCCTTCATGGCAGTATCACCATCGGCAGCAGCTTCCCACATTTTCTTCTTAAACTCTTTTCTCTCTTTGAACCACGTAGATAATATTACAGGTATCATTCCATCAAATTTCTGATGGAAAACAGTACCAGCAGCACTAATTACCCAATTTTGTTTAATTAGTGCTTCACGCCACTCATATGCGGGGCCGGGGCCGGTCTTACCATCAACCTCTCGCATGAATGTGATAACAGTATCTGATTTCTCCATTATCAATTTAAACGCGTGGCTACCTTCTGCAAACTGCCCGACGATAGTTTCGGGGCTAATATTACATGAACGCATTGTGCCGGGGTATAGTGACTCAAGGTCTACTGACCCCAACATCTCATGCATCCCAATTTTAGGTTCTATTACAGTGGCACCGTCATACTTTTTGCCACGTTCCCTGTCGGGTGTGTCGGGTACTTGCTTACCATCTACATAATGACAATGATTTAAAATTGACATTTCAGCTATCTTAATAGTACCCAATACATCTGATACGGGTGATGTTGCCATATGAGACATTGTAATGGCTGTTTTGATATACCCTTTCTTTTCTTCAAGTCCCTTAAGAATAACGGTATCTCTAATGTTGTATCGCATAAACTCTTCAAAATCATTACGATACAAATCATACAATGATCCTGTATATTCAAGCTTGGGTAAATCAGGTAGTTCATCTTCAGCAACATTGGCTAATGTATAGCTGGGTTTAGCCGCCATTTCAAAATTCTTATATACATCAAGATAGTCGAGGGATATTCTACCATGTAAACATAATTTCTTGTCTATGTTACCATATCGTTCAACTTCTCGGTAATACGGGCCCGGGGTTCCATTGAAACATAATTTGTTACCAGCGTTTTTGTATAATACTTTATTTGCTCGTTCATAGATATACGGAACGTCGAAGAAGTCGGAATACCAACCACTTATGACATCACTATCTTCTATCTCATCAAATAACAAGTCTAATAATTCTTTTTCATTTGCACATATCGTTACATCGGCACTGTCGGTAATATCTTCTGGTAAATCTTCCACCATGAACCCTTTACGGGTTTTAGGTGGAACTACCAGTAAAACAGTCTTGTCGGTGTGCTGGTGATACAGTGCTACGGAACTTATAGGGGCATATGGGTTGGTTGGATCGGAGTGACCTCTCTCTTTATCATAATCAACCTCAATATCCAGAAACGTTATATTAAGATCACCCACTGGGAGGCCATAGAAGTGCTCTGAGAGGACTTTATACTCTGGCCTGATGTCAGACTCAAACACAGGGATACGACGCCCCTCGTATGATTTACGGGTGTTGAAGAAGGATTTGGAGTCATCGAAGTCTAATCGGGTAAGCCGGGTGCCATATATGTCCGTATACGCACCCTCTTCGTCGGGTATGTAGAAAAAATAGGGGGCATCAAACCGCTTGAGCGTACGCTCCCCTTTTTCATTCCTAGACCAGACTTTGACATATTTTTTACTGTCAGTTAATAGTGCGGAAATATAGGTCATTGATTAATCATTATCATCCGGTAGTCCAGCATCACCAAGAACCGTTTCGCGTACAAGTTCAAAGACGCTGTTTTCAGTTGTCATTTCAACATACTTTTCATCATCTAATCCCTTGACCAGTTTGTTAATCAGCTCTGCTGGCATTTCAAACCCATCTTTCAGGTCTTTCTTTATGTCGGCAATACTTGCCTGTCGATCTGCAATCATCTGCTGTTGGGCGGATATTTCACAAAGTCGATTTTTAATAGTCTTAATATCTTCGGGGTTTGTAGGTAATACGAAGTCACTAGTCTTGCTCATTATAATTATTCTCCATTATTGTTATCGCTCGGTATACGAGGTGGACAGCATTATGCCATGATTAATTACAAATTGCAAGGGGTTTATTCTTTTTCTGCGAACCATTCCTTGTAGCCACCGGGGAAATTGTCCATATCATACTTATATTCCTCCTTGGCAACAATATTAAATCGAATAATAGTTGAATCCCCAGCATCTACTGGTCCTACTGCGTTGATGAAATTTGGGCAACAGGGATACATTATTGCTGTTCCTCTTATTGGGTTGAAACCGAAGTCGTGAGTTGGGAATTCTAATTTACCACCACGGGCTTCAAACCTTTCATCAAATGTTTGTTTGTCGCTGTAATCGTTTAAAAACACAACAACAGTAAAATCATAATCCTTAGTTCGTTGCCACCTTGGTGCTTCTCCACGTTTGGTAACAAGCCTGTTTCCTTCACTGCCCGCTTTCTGTCCCGGGAATCCCATAGGATACCACTCAAACACAAACGGTGTCAAGGTTTTATATTCAAAGCCATAATGTGATTCCATGGTTGGAATATATTTAAGAAACTCTGGTGTAATTCTCAGTTCTGTAAGAACATTCCCTTTATATGTTACAGTTGGGTGCCCACCCTGATCTATATTGGGGCTGATATGATTTAATCGTCGTATGGTGTCTTCACATTGTAAAGGTGATATTAGATCTTTGACTATAAGAAAGGGTGACTTATATGCCATATTAACTCCTAGAATAAGTACTATAATAGATATGTATAAATCTTTACGGTAGGTGAGCTTTGTTTAATATAATATGTGGGGCTTCGTCCGTCTTCACTAACTTAAATGGAATAGTTGAAATGCGAACACTGTCTACCACGACCGTTAAATCTACAGTAGCAACGTTATCTTCCGAAGACATATTGAGGTGAGATGTTCTGTCCTCTAGTACAATTTTACCAGTCCCATCACTGTTACCTTCTTCCAGAAGGCTAACATCATAATCTTTCACATAGAAAACATTATCACCTTCCTCAACGAGACTCAATGAGAATGATGGGTCACCGGATAGAGATTCTACTATTATACTTTCGGGGGTAGTGCTTACCGATTCAGTCTTGGCATCCTCTTCCTCTTCCGTTTCCACTTCACATGCACATTCACCTACACATTCACACTTAGGCTTCTTTTTCTTTCCTTCACTTAACATTACAAGCGTGGATCGTTCTAAATCTAATTTATTAAAGAATTCTACTAATTCCTCTGGGTTTTTAAAATACATTTACTTTGGACTCCCTAAATTTTTATTTAAGGTTTTCAACTTAGTTGTTGAAGACGATTTACTAGCGGCTGAATTATCTTCGCCCTTTTTAATATGGTCCCCACGCAAAATCTTATTTAAACGACTCAATCGCTTGGATGGAGTTTTTCTCTTGGTAAATAATGTTTTACGTACCCGTATTCCTTTCTTAATTCTGGCTGATCGTTTTCCCTGACGAACTTTACGCGGGTCTTTACGTGTTCCACACTTCTCGGGGGATGTTACCAATCTTCCCTTCTTAGGTCCAGAGGTGCATCTATACTGACGTAGGAAGGTATCACCATAGCGACGGAATTGACGATCTACGGTTTCAGCTAAAATATTAATATCGTCCGTGTCGAGAGCATCTTCCATCTCGGCCAAGGCTACATGTATTTCAAACTCATCTTCCTCACTGATATCAACTTTACCTAAAGTGGCTTTCATTCGGCGTACTTCCCGTAGCATTGATTCTATTTCCTCAATGACAAATACAGTATCTTCCGCAATGTTTTGATTTTCCTCTTCAGTAATTATACTTTCGATCAGTGTATTAAGTAATGTCATTGGGACCACCCTGTGGATTATTTGGATTATTCTGATTGAATCTGGGGTCTTGGCCCTGTTTTATCTTATCTGATTGTTCTCTTGCCCTTTTGGAAGCTTTAGCTATTTCAATTTTTTTAGCCGCCTGTAATTCAATATTCTTTCTTTTTCTCTCAAGTTGAGCTAGTCCTTTATTTAAAACCACTTCTTCGTCTTCGGCACCCGGGTCTGTTTGATAATTCCTAGCAACCATTGACTTTTGGCGGGCAACTTGCTGTGGTGATAACGCCATATCAAACTCCATTATAACAGACTTAAACAACGGAGAGAAATGTTCACTAAGACCATGCTTCTTCTTATAGTTGAATTTAGCTATGTCTGCTAATTCTTTTATACGCTTTTCTTTATCCTTCGCAGCATCCATCTCAGCCTGTACCACAATCTTCTCTTCTTGTGCTTTCATTTCACCCGTAGATGATTTCAATGCTATCTCGGCTTGTTTGGCCTTAGCCTTTTCGATTTCGGCATTTGCTTGTGCGGTTTCCTTTTCATTCTGAGATTTCAACATCCCTAGAACGGATGTTAAGAGAGATTCTTTATCTTCCCCATCCCCAAAGTCATCACCGATTTCACTGTCTAAATCGTCCATGCCGGGTTCTGCGGGTTCACCGGGCTTATCACCCATAGGAGGTTCACCACCCATGTCGTCCATACCGGGTTCACCACCCATGTCGTCCATACCGGGTTCACCACCCATGTCATCCATACCATCTTCACCACCGGGCTCATCAGCGGGCGTGGCTTCTGTTATTTCATCCGCGTTGTATACGGCATCTCGTGGGATAACAGGGAAACTTGCGTCAATAACTGTAAATTCATCTTTTAGTTCATATAGCAACTCTGCTAGAGTTTTATTCTCACCATTGCCCGTTTTTTTGAAATCCAGCACATCAGCTAGTGCCTGTGCAACGCGGCGTTCGAGGTCTTCACCTTGTTGCAGTGGGACTGTAATAATCATGAGATTATCTGTATCATCCTGCACAGCATATGAAACGGTATCATTATCGTCCGTTATACCCTGTGCTTCCATGTTTTTAAATCGGGATGTGGCATCATCCAATTGATATGGGTGAGCAGCAGATTCAGATATTTTAGATATAGATCCCTTCAGGTCGGCACGTAGAGGCCCGTATTTATTTCGGTTATTAATTCTACTATAAAAATCTAGCATAAAATCCTTTAAGGACATACGCGATTGCATTGCACCCATACGGTCGTGTCTTACTGCTATAGAGTGTGCCCCTATAGATCCCCCAGCCGCTGTTTCTTTAATATTTTGCATAATAATCCTCGAACTCTTTATCTATATTTAGCATTTTGTTCCTATCTTGTTGATTAATTGAACTGATCTTTTTCAGTTATCACCCTGAATGTAATACCTTTTCCTTTACACCAGTTACGGGCCGCATCCCACTTCAACTGATTTACGAAGTGTATTTGGTTTTCAAACATCTTATTCTTTGTATTTTTTGATCTGGACGGCTTCGTTTGTCTGTGTGGCTTGATTTCAATCAAGTCTTTACAATGAGTCCCATTATTCTTCACGTACTCCATATAGAGGTCTGGTGTATATTTAGCTGGCCTAAATCCACCATTCGCCGCTGGCTTTGTATATGGTATTACTATTTCTTCAGATGACCATTTAAGTACATTGGGGTTATTATCACAAAACTTAAAGGCTTCCATTTCCCACGAAGAGCGAAAGAATACATTTTCTACATCCCCCAAATACTTCTCCGGGTGCTTAACTTCATAAAAATTCTGCCGCCAGCCCATAGTATTTTATATACCT